TGCAGGATCTCCTGCAGTAGACCAACAAACTTATTTTCAATTACAAAGAAATGCATCTAGTGGTTCAGATACTTTTACAGGTGATGCTAGAGTTCTAGGTATCAAAATATTCTTTACTACTGATGCCGCTAACGACGCATAAGGAATTTAGATATGAGAGATTTAAAAAATAAACTTACATCAAGTAAGAACACAAAAAATATACAAAACAGAAAAGGTAAATCATTTGGTTATCAGGTCTTAGGATTTGGTGCTGGAGGTCCTCCTCCCCCTCCTTTTATAACCGCTACAGGTGGGACAATTACAACAAGTGGTAATTGCAAAATTCATACATTTACAGGAGATGGAAATTTTATAGTTACTGCTACTGGAACTTGTGGACCTAGTAGTGTTGATTATTTAGTAGTAGCTGGCGGAGGAGCAGGTCCGAGTAATGGTGGTGGAGGCGCTGGAGGTTTTAGAACAAGTTATCCAAGTCCTTCAGGTGTTATTCCTTTATCAAAACAAACTTATACAATAACAGTTGGTGGTGGAGGAACTGGAAGTAGTAATGGAGCAACTTCAGTATTTTCAACTATAACATCTGCTGGTGGTGGAGCTGGTGGAAGACAAATAAGTTGTACTCCACAAGGAGACTCTGGTGGATCTGGCGGAGGGGGAGCCATACGTTGTTTCCCTGGACCTGGTAGCACTACGTGGCCTGGTATTGGTGGTAATGGTAATACACCTCCCGTAAGTCCACCTCAAGGAAATAACGGTGGAAATGCAAGTCCTAGAACAAGTCCAGCCGCACCTATAGCTGGAGGTGGTGGAGGTGGTGCTGGTGGCGTTGGTAGTATTGGTGCAGAAGGCCCTCCAGGAACAGGTGGAAACGGTGGTGCTGGAACAGCAAATTCAATTACAGGTTCATCTGTTACAAGAGCAGGTGGAGGTGGAGGTGGTGTAAGCAGACACTTTGGTCCTGCAGATACATTTGTTGGAGGAAGCGGTGGAAGCGGTGGTGGAGGAAATGGTCAAACCGTAGATGGTTTATCACCTCCTAATAATGGAACAGCTAACACAGGCGGAGGCGGTGGTGGTCGTGGAGGCGTTGGTGGCTCAGGAATAGTGATCATAAGATATAAGTTTCAATAGAGTAACATTATAAATACAGATATTAATAATGAAAAAAATATGTATTGTTGGTGGAGGAACAGCAGGTCTTGTTACTGCTTTAATTCTTAAAACTCGTTTTTCATCTTTACAAATAGACATAATCAAATCAGATAAAATAGGTATCATAGGTGTAGGTGAAGGCTCTACTGAACATTGGAAAGAGTTTACTGATTTTACAGGTATTACTATAAAAGAACTTATCAAAGAAACAGATGCCACATTTAAAGGTGGTATTATGTTTGAAGATTGGACTAAACAACCATATTATCATAGTATTATAAGTAGTATAAGTGATATTAAATTTGGTCAATATCAAGTTGGTTATGCTTATTCTATTATCAATAATTTAAAACCTAAAGAATACACAAGTAAAGATAGTTGGAATAATAAAATTAAAGATAATGACTTGCCGTATCAATTTCATTTCAACACTTTTAAATTAAATAATTTTCTTTTAAAAAAATGTAAAGAAAAAAATATTAATATCTATGAAGATGAAATTACGAAAGTCAATATTAAAAAAGGTAATGTAGAAAGTATTGAAAGTAAATCTAAAAAATATAAACACGATTTTTATATTGATAGTACAGGTTTTAAAAGATTACTTATTTCAAAATTAGGTGCTAAATGGAAATCTTATTCAAGGTATTTGCCTATGAATGAAGCGATTGCATTCCCCACACCCGATACAGATGAATATGCACCTTATACATTAGCCAAAGCGATGTCTTCAGGTTGGTTGTGGCGAATACCTACACAAGGTCGTTGGGGAAATGGATATGTTTTTGATAATAGATATATTAATGCTGAACAAGCTAAAAAAGAATGTGAGAAGTATCTAGGACATAAAATAGAAGTAGGTAAAAATATAAAGTTTGAAGCCGGGACTTTAGATAGAGCTTGGATAAGTAACTGTGTGGCAACAGGTTTAAGTTCAAGTTTTATAGAACCTTTGGAAGCCTCGTCAATAGGAACATCAATTCAACAAGCATTTATGTTAATTCATTTTATTATTAATTATAAGGAAACTGATATTGAATTGTATAATAAACGATTTAAATGTATAATAGAAAATATAAGAGATTTTGTTTTGTTACATTATCTAACAGGTAAAAAAGATAGTAAGTTTTGGAAAGAGTTTAAACCTAATCTACCTGAATCACTAAAAAAAAATTTACAAAAGTGGAAACATAGACTACCCATTGAAGAAGATTTTCCTGGTGGATATCAACTATTTAATCAACCCAATTTTGCTGTTCTTTTAAAAGAGTTAAATTTAGTTAATAAAAAGTCAATTAAGAAAGAATATGATAGTTTATCAGATAATTTTAAAGAATATACAAAGAATAAAATACAAGAATATAACGAGTTTTATAAAGATACAAATACTTTAGGACATAAACAATTTCTACAATCATTTTATTATAAATAGTCTTAACAACAATTACTTGAATGGCCTTCTCTAATAAGATATAAGAACATTCATATAACAAGGAGATATAACAATGGCACATTTTGCTAAATTAGGGATCAACAGTAAAGTTATTGCTGTTCACGTCCTAGATAATGCTAAACTTTTAAACGCTGATGGTGTTGAAGACGAAGCGGTAGGACAACAAGAATTAGAAAAAATACACGGATGGCCATCGGATTTGTGGATTAAAACTTCTTATAACACAAGAGGTGGAAAACACTATGACGCTGATGGTACAGAATCATCTGACCAATCAAAAGCATTAAGAGGTAACTACGCAGGTATTGGTTATACTTGGGACAAAAATAATAATATTTTTTGGCCTGAAAAACCTTATGCATCTTGGGTAAAAAATAATTTAGAAGTTAGATGGCAATCACCAATCGGTGATGCTCCAGAATTAACAACTGAACAAATTTCACAAAACGAAGCAACAACTCACGTATGGTGTTATTTTTGGAATGAAACTAATACAACTTGGGACTTGACAGACGGTTTAGCATAAATTAAAAATAATGGTGGTATGCAGAAGAAAGTATTAACAGAGCAGTCTATATATTATGGTGATGTCAATATGCCAAAGAACTGGGAAATTGATAGAAATGATTTAGCTCATCATATTTTACACTCTAATTTAACAAGTGATAAATTACAATTTTCAAAAACTTGGGATAAATTAAATACTTATATAAGAGAACACGTTGGTGTTGAATACAATATCAATTTAATTAATAAATCAACGTGGGGAAATATTTATAAACCCAATGAGACAACAATTTCTTTATTAAATATAGATTCGGTGGATTTACGTAACTCTCCAGACTTTACTATGCTTTACGGCGTTAGAGTTAAAGATTGTTCTGTTCAAATACAATTTGATGATAATAGACGTAAGGGAAGAAGTTGGGATATAGAACTTAAAAATAATATGTTCATTATGTTTCCTTCAACTAATATGTATCACCTAATCAATAATCAGAAAGATAGTTTGAATTTTGTACAGACTATAACTTATGAATATATCTAATTATTACTGGCATTTTAAATCGGCCATACCCCCAAAAATCTGTGATGATATTGTAAAATATGGATTAACAAAAACAGAAACTATGGCAAGAACAGGTGGCTATAATGATAAAGAATTAACAAAAGATCAAATTAGAGATATAAAAATGAAAAGAAATTCTGATCTAGTTTGGTTAAATGATACTTGGATTTATAAAGAATTACATCCTTATATACACAAAGCTAATAAGTTTGCTGGTTGGAATTATGAATGGGATAGAAGTGAGTCTTGTCAATTTACAAAATACAAACTCAATCAATACTATGATTGGCATTGTGATTCTTGGGATAAAGTTTATGACAAACCAAACACTCCAGATAATGGTAAAATTAGAAAACTATCTATGACTTGTCAATTAACAGATGGTTCAGAATATGAAGGTGGAGAACTAGAATTTGATTTTAGAAACTACGCTCCACATATGCGAGAAGAAGCTAAACATTTGGAGCAAGCAAAAGAGATTTTACCTAAAGGGTCTATAATTGTTTTTCCATCATTTGTATGGCATAGAGTTAAACCTGTAACAAAAGGAACAAGATACTCATTGGTGATGTGGAACCTGGGATATCCATTTAAATAATATGAATATAAATAATTACTTCAATACTACAATTTGGTCAGAACAAAAACCAGAGTTTATAAAA